TGGGCTTCTTAATGTTTACCAAGTTCTTTATCCGTATCCAGAAAGTTATCATGCGTATCATGAAAGACCATCCGGGTAATGTTATGGCAACTGTGTTACTTCAACAACAGTTAGGTGACTACTCAGAGATTCTAGATTCAAGCGTAGTGGGTACTGACTTACTAGGTAAGATTAATAACCCTCTTAACTTAGTTGGTTCTATCGCGGATATTCCTACTATCAATCTAGTTCGATAAAAAATATGGCACCCGAAGGTGCCTTGTGTTTGCTCTCCAGCTTCCCTTACTCAGGGAGGCTGTTTTTTTACAGGGTCATGTACTATCGCTGCATAGACCACTACTAATGCGAGGGCTCCCATGCCAGCCATCCAAATGAATGGCCCGAGGAGGACAATAGCTAATAGACATGCAGCACCGAAGAGCAGCAATAGCCACATCTTGATTGCTTCAATCATACTTTTTTAGCTCTCTTTTTGAATATGCCTTGTTTGGCAAGAGGGACACTGCTGTTCTTCGCATTTGTAACGATTTCCTCAGCGGTGTTTTTAACAGCCGGTTCGTCTTCAACTGCGTCATCCACAGTATCATCGACGGGGCTATTCGTTTCGTCAACATCGTCAATGTCAACGGCTTTCACTTTCTCGGTAATTTCATCAGATTTTTCTTTCTCTAGGCGAGCTTGATTTTCTTCGTTCGCTTCTTCTAGAATAGTCTGGTCACGAGTTCCTAAACCGCCTTTAGATTTCTCATCAGGTACTTGCTTAGGTTTGAGTTTAGATTCATCTACGGCAACATCTTCCGCCTTGCTAGCTGCTGGTTTGCGGCGACGCTTCACTGGTTTGTTAGCCGGTGCTGCTTCACCCTGGGTTTGAATCAGGATAGAAAGGTCATCGTTCATACCTTCCAAGAGGTCATCTGCTGTAACGGTAGCGTTAACACCGTTCGCTGCTAGATAAGTATTAATTGCTTGTTCTACATCGGATGGCTCCAATGTGACACTGTAATTTATTTTCATGTGGCTTTCCTGTATAGGTCTAAATAGGCCGCTCTGCGTAGTTTCACATTACCTACATCATTGTATCCCTCACCTCTTAACAGCTCTTGCTGCTCCGGTATGGGCGTTACTTTGTTCCATGCGATGTACGACTTGTTTGCTTGGGCTTCTTTGAATGTGCAGTGATTGGTTTCTGCATATGATTTAGTATCGTGGCATACTTTACAGAGAACTTGTAAACCCTCGAAATTGACTTGCATCAATCCCATCATCCATATCTGACATTCATCCCAGTCACGGAATGAGCCAGCTTGTATGATGTGGTCAACTTGTGTCTCAGCGTCGCGGAATGTTCCTCCACAGCACGCACAAGTTTGACACTTAACCATCTTAGGTAAACCAGTTTTCTTGTCGGTAAGCTTCCCTTTGGGAGCCAAGAAGCTCTTAGACTTCTTGAACTGCACCTTGATAGGATGCCTACTCCACGCCTTCCGCATCTGTCCTCGCAGCCATTGGAAATAGGCTGCTTTGGTTTTCCAGACACTAGGGAGTTGTTCCCAAGGTTGCATTATTTATTCTTGTTGAAAATGCCACCGGCTTTTTTCTTAGCACCATCACTAGCACCAGCATTGCCTTTAGCAGGAGCGCCCGCTGAACCATTCTGAGCAGCGCCTTTAGCTTTGTTGATGACCTTGCCATCGTAAGCTTCTTTCCACTCAGTAATGAATTCAGCATCTTCTGCTTCGGCAATCATCTCTGTGACGGTACGACCATCATCAGGGCTGAACACTTTTGTGATTTCATTTTCTTCACGGGTTTCACCGTTAGGAACATATGTGATTTTGCCGTCTTTCTCGACTTTATCTTTTTTGTCCACAACTGATTTAACGATACCAAGAGATACTTCTTGGCCTTGGAGTTCTTCGATTGTTTCGAACTCTTTGTTAACGTCAGCTTTCAATTTGAAATCACGTACTTTGATTGCTTTCGTAGTGGTGTCTTCACACAGTGTACCAATATCGTCACCTGTCGCAATCAATGCGATGTGGTCAGCGATAATGAAACCCGGTAGGTAATGGTCTTCACCGTCTTTGGTGTAGAAGTTGTTGTTACCTTTCTTGTCACCACCAGTTAACCATAGTGACGTTTTGAATACACCGCCATCATGTTTAACATGTAAGGTAAGTGACGTAGCACCACCTTTTGATTTATCCAAGTAAGCGACTTCGATAACACCGTCGAGTACTTGTGAATCTAATGCGCCAAAGCCACCGCTAAATACTTTATCAGCTTCTGGTTTAACACGTTTATTTTTGCCTAAATTGCCGAATCCAGCCATAATAATTTCTCTCTATTTTGATTAAAAGTCTTCATCATCTTCGTAGTATTCTGCGAACCGGTCTAGTACCAATTGCACATCACTGTCGATGAAAGTTTCTTGTTGTGACCACATTTCAAATGGGGCACGGATGCGTTCAACCATAGTCTCTTTTGTAAGTAGAGTCTGGTAAACATATTTGAAGCCTAACGCTTCTTCTTCTGGTGATACATTCAACAGGTCATTTTTGAATTTCTTGAGCTGTTTAATTTTCACCTTCTTAGCTGCTACTACTGTAGTGAAGAATGATTCCACACCGATTTTCATAATAGAGCCTTTGATTTGTACAAGGTGGTCAGTGGCGATGCCATCTGCGTCCACTTTATCCGAAGTATGCGCTAACATAATTACATTCTTGGTACTCTGTCCCACGTAGTCACGCATTAGAGTTTTCCAGAACTGTGCATATTCGCCCCATGCTTGCATGGTGTTAGTTGAGCCAATCACATAGATTGATTCGTACATGTCCATCATGTAAGTTGCAGTGTCAATGATAATCGTATGAACGTCATCGTCTTCTTCTGCTGCCGTGAACATCGCAAAGATTTCCAGTGGGTCACTAATCTTAATGCCCGGTCTGCCATCTTCGCCTGCTAAAAATTTACTTTTAAATGGTAGTCGTTTACCGTTTTCACAGTTGAGGTATGCTACACCTTCCTGCTTACGCATGTGCCGCAGTGAGGCTGTCTTACCTACTGCTGACGTACCACATACTAATACAAGATTGTTATTCGCCATTTGGTACCTCCACATCTGACACCGCGTCGTAGTCTTTCGGGTCGAACGTATTTGAATCTAAGATATGCTTGAGGGCTTTGATGTCCATCACTGCATACGATTCGTGTTCTGAGATACTTTCAAAGAAAAATTGGATTACTTTTTCTGCTGTTTTGCATTCTGCTAATGTTGGTTTTAATTGCATTTTACTGCTCCTTTATGAACCATACTACCCGCGAGAGCGGGCATAAGGATTACTCTTCAATCTTTTTGAACTGTTCTTCAAACACTTCCATCGTTACCCAACAGAGGTGTTCATTGTCTTCGTCTTCATTTGTGACGATTATCATGCCCAAGTCGAGCGGCTCTTCATCGTCAGGGACTGTCCAGCCCCTCAGTTCATTGTACTCAAGCCGTGACATAGCGTAGGCATTGCAGAGCGTAACACGCTCATACATACCCATTCGCGGTATCTTTGCTAGTTTCATAGTCCGTCTCTCTTTTTGATTGCCTTGCCAGCAGACACCATAATCGTTGCCATAATTTCAGCATCTTTCATAGGCTCTGGTAGCTTGGCGTTCAGGTCGAGCACTGCATCAGTAACTTCGGTAATGCTTCTACCGGCATCAACATACATGAGTGCAAATTTTACTAACTGATTACTACGGTTGCCCGTGCCAGTGTTATTCATGAACCAGCGTTCCATATTGTTCAAGGATTTTTGGTCAACGATAACTTGTTGGCGTGCTTCATTCTTAGTAGTTTTAGGAATGAATGGGAGTGCATCGAATAGCATGCCCTCATTGTCATAAGTAGTACCGTCATGAGTTAACCACTTCTTACTACGCTGGAACGTACTGTGGTCAATCTCGAAGGGCAAGCCCTCTGCGATATTCATCATGAACTCGTGGTAATCTTCTTCACTTAGACTCAAGTGATAGTTCAAAGGGAGTACAACACGGAATCGGTCTCCGTACTGTATGTTCTTCTCTTTATCGTAAGTCTGGTGACGTTTGGTAGTATGGATGTGGTACGCGTAGTCTGACATTAATAAGCGAACTGTCGCTATGTCTACGCCTTCGTCCACGTCTAATACTAGCAAGTCAAAGCCAGCTATTACATTCTCACCGCAGCGGTGGTCATCTAAGAAGTGATGTGTAGTCCAGTGCATATCATCTAGCTGTGTTAGATTACCTATGTCCTCGAACGCACATTCTTCAACTGAGCCATCTGCATTATAGCCATCGGAATAGCGATATGCTGCATGATTGGAATAAGAGATTGTGATGCTATTTAAGTTAGTATCGGCTAACTTATCACCCGACAGGAATTCTATTCCATCTAGGTAAGACTTTTTAATGACTAGGTTATTGCGGTAACCGTATGCAATAGCCAGGGTCAACATGTCAGCTTTAAAGCCGGCATTGCCTTTATAGAATGGTAATTCCTCTGTTAAATCGGCATGTGTTACTTCGCGGTCAAGCGAACATACATACTTAGCTAACTTCACGTAGTTCTGTTCACGTTTCAAAATGTTTTCTAAAGCTATGCCTGAGTCTTCTGCTAGTCTTACCGCAGCATAGAAGTGGTCACTTGTAACTTCGTGGCTTCCTTCTATGAATGCGTAAGCGCCAGCCAACTTAAGCGATTTGAAATAACGATGTGTCATCTCAGCTTGTTGGATTTGTTTATGCTCCGGCATCAACCGTGCACGTTTACAGCAGAAGTCTTGGTATTCCATAATTAGAATACTGGTTTCTTTGCTCATAAGCAGTGTTACACCGAAATTGTCAATGTCGGCCAGTTCACCGAAGTCATCTGATAGTTGTGCAAAGTAAGCATCACATGTGCCATCTGTTAGGAGGTCGTAACGCTCTTCTGGTGAGAGCTGAGACTCAGGTGGCATATCTCTAGCGAAGCCAAAGAAACTACGTCGAGCGTAGCCTGTGTCGAACATGCTTATCATTTCCTGTTCAACTTTCCCGCCGTCTAGGAGTTTAGCGGGAGTTCCGTACATTAGACAGTTGGTTGGAGTCCGACCGTTGATTTCTTCTGCACGTACATTTTCAGAGGTGTTCTTAGTAATTTTCTGCTTAACTTTACCCACATCATACAGTTCGAGAAATACCTTAAAAGCATCTTGCGACTCAATTAAGTTCGAACCAATTTCATCAATCTGCATATTGATTGAACCTGCACCAGCCATTAGGAATTTGTGGCGCACCTGTTTAATCGCTGCGGGTGTTGCACTATCAAAATCGAATACTTCCGTACCCTGTCCATAGTATTCCTTGTGGACTTTTTCTAGTGCCTTATCTTCGTCGATGCTATCTTTCGCTGCACGTTTAATAGCTAATTTTTCAATCTCTTTCTGTGCTACCAGTGGGAATGTCTCATTCATGAAGCGTTCACGAAACTGGTTAATAATGTAATCTTCGATGATGTTAGTGGAGTGACCTTTACCATAGCCCGAAGCGGCTAAGTTAATGGCATACATATTGACCGGGATGATACCCCTGTCGTGAGTCTTGATATTACAGCGCATAGATGCAGCTACTTTACATAGAAAGTACCCTACTGAGATACGGTAGAAGCTACGGTCGCTATTTTGAGTTTTTAGACAAAGAACATCAACAATCTTCTCAGCAATCGGGTTGTATGGTACGTTTTTCAAATCCTTCATGTTCTATCCTTTTATACGGTGATGCAAAGTATGCCTTCTTCAATTAGTCTATCCCGTTGTTCACAGATAGAGCATGCTTTGCAGTAGTTACAAGCTTTGGCTTCACCAAATACTGTCTTGACTACGCCTACACCGCCATTCTTAGCTTTGAGCTGATTGGCTTCCAGTAGGGTCATAAAGTTCTTGGTACTACGGCCATTTTTGGCTGCGGTAGCTGGGTTCTTGTAATACTTAAATACAGGGTCTTTTTGCCAGAGTTCTTCTGGTGTGCAATCCGGTAGGAACTGTTGGTCAGTTGTAGCCAAATCATCCATCTGTTTGAGCCTAGCCTTCACGTAGCGGTCTGTCTTCATCACTGAATGCAGTTCTATTGGGTATTCCAATACACGCGTAGGAGGGTACTTAGGGTCGCTCTTAGCACGCATTGCCTGCCAATCGGTAAAGATAAATTGAATAGCCATATAGTCCTCAGTTATCTTGTCAGGGTTTAGCCAGCGATACAGGCTCCCTTGTAACTGGAACTTCTTATCATTGGTTTTGTTGACGTAGGTAAACGTACTGGTGGATTTAAAATCTTCCAAGCGCCCTGCCTTAATAAAGTCAAACTTACCTGAGATTGTGTACTTGCCTACTTTACGTGAAGCGCGTTGCTCCATGTAAACCGGTATGATACGTGGGTTGTCTTCCAACATCTCAGCCGTAGGATTAATTCGGATTCTTTTTGCTACACTCCGCGGTGTGCCTAATAGAACCAGAGTCTCTACTAACTTAGGTGAGCGCCATGAGCGTTCAATACTTTCGTGGAATGCTGTACCCATAGATGAAGCGACTTGCCCAATGACCTCGATAGGGTCTGGTTCAAAGTCGTCATCAATTTGTATACGTCGGGATAATACTATCTCGCGTATGGGTTTAATGAGGGACGTAACACTAAGTGTGTTTGGGTCGTCGTTGTAATCGTATTCATCGTGCGCTAACCATACTGCCACTGATAGTGACACATTAGCGATGTTGCTGTACTTTGCCATGTTAATTCCTTTTTGAGGATGCCAAGTGCAGCAACGGAGTTGCAGTTAAATTACTTGTTTGATGTTGACTGTATGTCGTTCAACCTCGCCAAAATTCTTATGTATAACGAGGCACTTGCTGTCTTGCCTTGCACGATAGCCGCCCCAAGTCGCGTAAGCATCTTTTGCTGAAAGAGTACGGAATGATTCAACGTCGCAACCTGCGAATTCTTTTCTTGTGTCATGGTGAATGTGTCCTGTTAGCCATGTGCGGAACTCGGTTTCACCCCATAGTTTCGCTTGGTCGGTTGCCATTACTAGCGGTAAGCTTGCTGCTTTGCAAGTATGTCCGTGATGGACTCCAAAGAGAGAGCTTCCCCAACGGAAGTAGTGGAACGGTGCGGGTAAATCCTGGACTGTAACTCTAGGCTCATCTTCGTATAAGTTAGACAAGCAAACAGATAGAAACAAAGCGCCTGTGTCATCATGATTACCTACTGCATTAATGATTTCGACATGCTTGTGACGCATTAGACATGAGTCAACCATTTGTCGAATGATTTTAACACCTACCTGTACCATCTTGGCATAACGCCCATCGGTATCAAGTGAGTGACCACTACGGGATGTAGTGCCGTCCATGTTATCTGTGTGAAAGAAGTCACCTAAGTTAACAATGACCGCGCGTTCACAAGGAGGTGAGGCGAAGACGAGACGATGGAAAACACCGCACATTTTAGACTCAGCTATCTTCAAGTCCCAGTCCTGACCGGTTTCTTCTGCCCATGCGAGCATACCGATATGTGGGTCACCCAGTGGGTAGATTGCCATTAGGTCGGGATTGATATTCAGAGTGTCCAATAGCGGAACTGCTGGTAGTGCAGGCATGTCGTCACACATTGCTTTAATGGCCTCTGCCATCATCTCAGCACGTCTTTCGTTATCACGCTCTGTCTTTACCCATTGAATTTTAGGTACGCCGTCTTGGTCATACAGGGTCGATACACCCTTCACTAAATAACCATCAGGGCAAGTACGTCGCATATCGTGGTCAGGTGCATAACCGTTCTTTGCAGCTTTCATTTCGATACGTTTAATAACGTCACGGAATGGGCCATAGTTCATGCCCGCTAATTTCGCTGCGTCACCTAGATGGCCTTTAGCCGTGCGATAGCATGAGAAGCACTTAAGTTGGTGCTGATTGCAAAACTCTAAATACTTATTGTCATCATAATTAATTTTAATCATCAACTACTCCTTGGTAGTGTGTCAGCCGAAGCCTCAAGTGAGGCTTGCCGAATGTAAGAGGCGGTAGGTTGTCACGCTACCTTATCCATATATCCATTATATCCATCAACGCATTTATCGAAAATTTCCTCTATGTTGTCACCGGGTAGTAACGTGATTCCGTTAGCCCAATGCGGTGCAAATACATCTAGTTCTGCGTGAAGTTTGACCTTATCATGTTGCAGCTCTGGCAGTTCTTGCCATGCCATGCACTCTGTTAAGTTCTGGTTCACCCATTGTGTAATTTCCATTACGTCTCTCCATATGAGATAGATTGCATCGTGAATCTGACACGCTATCTTAATGTCATTGACATAAGGGGAATTGCGAACTCTGTCGAAGAATTCGTTTGCTGCACGGCAGTTCAGTAAGCCATAGCTCTGACCTAGTGCATTACCGGCTTTCCTTACTTCTGCTTGCGCTTCATAAGGTGTGCTCGATGTATTCAAGATAGTTCTAGCTAGAATCGGTGTCCTTACACGTAATCCGAACGCTACTGTCACGTAACCATCTACAGTTGCTTGTTTGATTTTGTCTCGTTTCCATTGGTCGGAATGAGCGTACAAGCGGTGATAGTTAAGTTCAATTGACTTGGCTACGCCTTCTTCTAAACCCAAGCTATTCATTAATCCGTGGTATGTACCATCGTATGTTAATAGGAAAGTCGGTACTTTAGATAGTTTGCGTAAGTGAGGGTACTTGGTTTTAATTGAGTTAATACTCTCCACAGTGTCGATGATGTCAGGCATCTGGTCTTTGAAATAACTGTATGCCCGTAGGCAATGACCGTCATAACCGTCCAAGTATACTTTCAACTTGTTTGGGTCTTTGGTCGTTAGTGCTGATACATAATCTTCAAGTGAGGCAAAATCTGCTCCACCAAATAACCAACCATCAGGTGCTGCAAAGCACGACTTGATTAGCTTACCGATTTCACCGGAGCTAGGTAGGTTCTGCATATTAGGGCCACTTGATGACAAGCGTCCTGTGAATGTTCCGCCTAAGTTGAATGAACCAAATAGATAGACTCGGCCATCTCCACCATCAATCGCTTTCTCAAACGCTGGGATGAAGGTATTCAATATTTTCTCTACTTTAGCAAAGGCACGAATGCTTTTGAGTATCGTTAGGTACTCGTCGTCTTCCGTGTGGTTGAGGAGTTTCTTAATCGTCTTCGCTCCGCAAGCTGGCTTCTTAGTCTTGGTATAATCAAGCACGGGCAAGCCCATATGCACATAGAAAAGTTTTGCAAGTTGAGTCGTGGAACCGGGGTTGAATTTGCACTTCTTCGCAGCTTCCGCATAAGTCCTTTTCTTCGTTTTAAGTTTTGCATTGTCTTCCGCTATTTTGTCTTTGACATTAATATGAATGAAACCTTGAAGTGCTGGAACGCCCATCAAGTTACCAAGGGCAACGTCTGCTCTATCTTGCAATATAGCTTTCACCTCTTGCACCCGCTCCGGTATCATAGGCATTCCAGTAAGCTGCATTTCTATGATAGTACGTGCTGTTTTCTTCAAGATTCCTTCATAAACTTCCTGCTGATTGTCAGCAATCATAATAGGTCGGTTCTTGTTCCGTGTGAACCAAGTAGTGAGGCAATCAACTAGGTTGTATTCTAGAAGTTTGCTCACCTCTATGCGTGTGATGTCGTGTATCTCGTCCTCTGCATAGTTACCTGCGAACTCTTGTCCTTGTGCCTTGAGTCCCAAGTCGTTCCCTGTGCAGCTATTGGTAGCCACATAGGACATGATTTTGGTACAGTCACAGTTCTTAGTCATGTGGAATAAACCTTTGACTAATCCTGGCCTATCTAATAAATGAGTCATCCACAGGTTGTAAACTGCTATGGTTGCATCATAAGAGATGTTGTGCCAAATTATCTTACCCTTGTAGGTTTCAAAGAACCTTTGAACAAGTGCACGAACTTTTTTGTTGATGATTTGCTTACCGTAGCGTGTCCCAATTTCATTACCATTCTTGGTTATGGGGAGTGGGTCTTCTAGTGGTAAGTAGTCGATACAGAATGCACCGCCATTGTGCTCGTCCCATGCGAAGCCTAACGTACCTAAACCAGAGTCATAGTGCTTGAGGC